CAGCATGCAGCCGATCTATCACGACATCTTCCATCGCATCCGCCGCCGTGAGCAGCATGACGTGGAGTCTGCAGAGAAGCGATTCAAAACTGACGTTTCAGATTTTGTAGCATGGCGTCGCAGTTTTTACAACGACGATCACAGGAAGTTTGTTGCCCTGCAGTTGGCGCCTGCCTTGAAAGCCCATGCCGCACTACGGCAAGAGTCGTTGATCGGTACAGAAATCGATGCACTGGCTGAAGAGTTAGCAGACAAATACTGTGAAGAAGCCCTGCGCGGCGGAAACCCCGACCTGCTGCGGGATTGGATCAAGCAATTATCTGAACGGAGTGAAGTATGAGCAATATTGAAAAACGTTATCTCGACATGATGCCCGAAGCCATCACCGGCGAAGGTGGCATGTTCATCATCCGCGGCACATCGCCGGTCTTCAACGCCATCAGCGAAGTGCTGGTGGATGCGGAGATTGGACCCTTCCGAGAAGTTATCGAGCCGACCGCGCTCGATGCGTTGTTTGCCAAAGGCACTCCCGACACACGCGGGCGCATGGATCACAAGATTGTGCTTGGGCGCACCAAGAACAACACGCTCATGCTGCGTAAAACTGAAAAGGGCATCGAGTACGACATCTTCGTCAATCCCGATGATCCCGAAGCGTTGAGCGCTTACCGCAAAGTGCAGCGACAGGACGTGGATGGCGCATCCTTCATGTTCACGGTCGCGCCAAATGGCGAAACCTGGGAGATGCAAGATGGCATGCCCTTGCGCCGTGTGAAAGAAATTGACCAGCTGATGGACGTGGGACCGGTGACGTTCCCCGCGTATCCGCAGGCGAGCGCGAACGCTCGCAGCAAAGTTATTGAATTGCGTCAACAGCAAAGCGAACCGACCGAACCAGAAGGCACGGAAGGTGAGAGTCCAATAGATGACCAGAAGGTCATTGGCGATGATCAAACGCTGCAGTTGATGGCAATGGAAATAGATATCGACCTCGACCAACAAACAAAGGAGTAATAAAGCATGTCTGAAATTCGTGAACTCAAGCAACAGAAAGTCACGCTCTTCAACCAGGCGAAAGCCATCAAGGATGCGGCAGTCGCCGCTGGGCGTTCCATGACCCAGGAAGAGCAGAACAACTGGAACACCATCATGGACAAATGGACTGCGCTCAAGCAGGACATCGATCAACGTGAGCAGCTCGCCGCGATGGAAACCGATATCCAAGGCGCAGATAGCCGCTCAGTCACCCTGCCCAATCCTGGCGACGATGGCGCTGGTGAAGGTCGTGGCAGACGCTTGGATCTCTCCAAGTTCCCTGCTCGCTATCAACATGCCCTGCGTGAGTTGCAGGAACGTGGCGACTTCCGCATGAAGCCAGACTATGCAGGTGTGATGGACCCGTTCATTCGTGACAACATCCTGCCGAATGTCAACAAGCGCGATCTGCAACTGACGGACGGTCCCAAGGGCGGCTACATTGCCCCTCCGCCTCAGTTTGTTGCAGGCTTGCTCATGGCGATGGATGCCGATCTGTTCTTCCGTCAACCTGGCTTTGCCACCGTGATCACCCTCAATTCCACCGAAGGCTATGAAGCCTCTCTCGATGCCGATCCCGAAGATGGCGAATGGACAACCGAGGTCAAGGAATTGACCGACGACGACGATATGGCGTTTGGCAGACGCGAGTTGAAACCCACCCGCCTTGCCAAAGGCATCAAGGTTTCCAACCAGATGCTGCAACTCGTTCCATCCGCAGAAGACATCGTGCTTGAGCGCTTGCGCTACAAGTTCGGCGTGACGCAGGAAAAAGCATTCATGACCGGCAGTGGAGCTAAGCAGCCGCTTGGCGTGTACACCGCTTCTGATTACGGCATCCCCACCAGCCGCGACGTCAGCACCGATAACACCACCACTGCCATGACCTACGACGGTCTGCGCAATGCCAAGTACTCGGTCAAGAACAAGTACTGGCGCAACTGCAAGTGGATCTTCCATCAGGATGGCGTCAAGCAGATCGCCAACATCGAGGACACTCTCGGTTACCCGATCCTTGCGGAAAGTGTGCGCGAAGGCGAGCCAGACACCTTGCTTGGTCGCCCGTATTACATGAGCGAGTTCAACCCGAACACGTTCACCACCGGTCAGTACGTAGGCATCTTCGGTGACTTCACTTTCTATCACATCGCCGACAGCCTCACCATGACCATTCAGCGCCTGATCGAGTTGTACTCTCGCACCAATCAGATCGGCTTCCATGCCAATATGTATACCGATGGCATGCCCGTTCTCGCTGAAGCCTTCGCCCGCGTGAAGTTGGGCTAAACCTTTCAAGTGATAACCCCCAGCCTATATGGCTGGGGATGATCTTCGTTTCAATAAGGAGTAAACGATGGAACTTCATAACAACCTCAAATTCTCGCGCGCGATTTCCCCCGCAGCTGCGGTCACGGATAACACTGCGTATGTCTCGCAGATCCTCGACACTGCCAACTTTGAAGACAACGAGCTGGTGCTGCAGATCGGTTCTCTCGCCGATGCTGATGCCACCTTCACGGTCTTGATCGAAGAAGGCAATGTGAGCAACCTCAGTGACAACTCTGCTGTGGCAGATGCCGACCTGCTTGGCACAGAATTGCTCGCGGGCTTCCAGTTCGATGACGACAATGAGACCCGCAAGATCGGGTACATTGGCAAAAAGCGCTACATCCGCGCCACCGTCACACCTGCCAATAACACTGGCAATGCGTTCCTCTCCGGCACTTGGGTACAGGGTGGCGCTCGCAAAGCTCCTCTCGCGTAGGTGATCCATGAAAGTCACAATGATCACCTTGTCCGCTAGTCCCGATGGTGCCCGCCTACCTGGCAAGACATATTCTGTCTCTGCTGAAGAAGGCAAGGCGCTCATCGACGGCGGCTATGCCGTCGAAGTGAAATCGACAGATGCCGCTAAGGCAGAACCGTCCACTTCCTCTGCACCTCGCACGGCGACACGTTCTCGCGGTCGCACGGCCGCCAAGTCGGAAGCCGACGAAGCCAACCCCGCTGAAGCTGGCGAGGAAGCCGACGAAGCCTAAGGAATCTCAGGCGTAACTGGCACGCTTGTTTCCACGTGGGTCAGGCAGACCCTACCTTCCCTGTCTGACCCACACCTTGAGAGTCTATCCACCATGAACCTGACCGTCATCACCCCGCCCGAAGAAGAGCCTGTTTCTGTAGCAACAGCCAAGGCGCATCTGCGCGTGGACACCACCGCCGATGATGCCTTGATCGAAACCTACCTCAAAGCGGCACGGGAGCTGTGCGAGGGCTTGGCACGGCGCTCGTTCGTGACCCAAACCTTCCGCCTGGTGCTGGATGATTTCCCGTCCGTTCCCCTGAAGCTGCCACGCCCACCACTGCAATCGGTGGATTCGGTCACGTACATCAACAGCAACGGCGACGAGCACGATTGGACAGACTTCACCGCCGATACGCGCAGCGAGCCGGGCAAGGTGATTTTCAATAGCCTGCCCAATGCCAGCTTGCAAGAGTCAGGTGCGGTCGCAATCGAATTCACCGCAGGCTACGAGTCCGCCGAAGATCTGCCCAATGCATTTGGGTTGGCAATCCTGCAGACTGTGGCAGCCTGGTACGAAGGTCGTGAAATGGGACGTGTACCAGGCGGTGCAAAAGAATTGCTTATGTCCGATCGAGGAAGCTGGTTCTAATGGCTGGCGTTGATATCAAGATTGGCGACATGCGCGATCGCATCACGTTTCAATCGCCGACCATCAGCAAGACCGGCGGTGGAGCGCAGACCGAAGCCTATGCCAACGTGGCAACCAACCCAACGGTCTGGGCGCAAATCGTATGGGATCACGGGCAGAATGTTGTGGTTGCTGCTGACGCCGAACGCTCCGAAAAACGGGGCACGGTCACGATCCGCTACCGCAGTGACCTGTCAGATAAATGGCAGGTGCTAGTGGATGACGAAGCCTACAAGATCATCTCGCCGCCCGACCATGTCCGTGGGCTGAATCGCTGGACGGTCTTCCGCATCGAGCGCGTGGAAGGGACCGTGTAATGGCAAAGGGAAACTTCACCTTCAAAGGCTTGGAAAACTGGATGGAGCAGCTCGCTGAAGCAGGCGAGAGCGTTGACGAAGCGGTAACCGAACTACTTGGTGAGACGCAACCCTTCATTGAAGAAGAGCTGATTGCGCAACTGCGAAAGACCTCTGAAGCCTACACCGGCGAAACCGCATCCACCATCCAAGTCAGTGGAGTCCAGCAGGAAGGCAACTTCCTGTATGTCGAAGCGACCGTGGGCGGCAGCGATGCACCACAGGCAACCTACAAAGAATACGGCACCACACGCCAGGCAGCAGAACCATTCGTTCGTCCAACCTTCCGTGGTCATCGGCTGAAGAACAAACTGAAGGAAGGCATGAAGGGCATCTTGCTGAAAAGAGGCTTGCAATGACAACGATTTTCGAGCGGGTAGAAACCGCACTCGGCACGGTCAGCCCGGTAATCAGCTTCGCCTCAGCTCCCTACAAGGGCACGCTGCCAAACGCGTATGTCACGCATCAGTTGATCAACTCGCCTGCCGAACAACATGCCGATGGAGTCGAAACCGAACGCTCTTACACCATGCAGTTGAACTTTTGGGACAAGGCAGGCATCCCATCTACCACCAGTGTAGATGCCGCCATGAAAGCGGCAGGCTTTATGAAAAGCAATATTGTCCAACTTCCGCAGGACCCGCAAACACATCACTACGGGCTGGCGGTCGAATATGTTGATATCGAATCACAGGAGTAACTCATGACCAAACAATACAGTGTCGTCGGTGTGGACAGCGTTTACTATGCGCTGGTCACTCAGGACGACGAAAACAATTATGTTGCGGGATCCCCGCAGCGGCTCAGCCAGGCGATGGAGATCAAAGGTACGCCCGCCGCGTCCAGCGAAACCCAGTTCGCCGACAACATGGAGCATGACATCGTGACCGTTGAGGGTCCGACTACGCTCGAGTTGATCGTGCCTAATATCGGCGAAGACATTCTCGCAGAGTTGACTGGCGCAGTGCTCGATACTGCAAGCGGTCGCATCTTCGATGATGCCAACCCCACAGAAGCGCCATACTTCGCGCTCGGCTATCGCTTCAAAAAGCGCAACGGCTCCTATCGTTACCGCTGGTATCTCAAGTGTCGCGCTGAAAAGCCGATGGAAGAGGGCGTATCTGAGAGCGACAAAGTCAACCTCAAGACCACCACGCTCAAGGTCACTGCGGTCAAAACCGCCTATCAGTTTGACTTGCTCGGCGATGCTTCGCGCATGTCGGGCGTCAAACGTGTGCATGGCGATGAAGACCTCGACAACTTCGACCCCGCGACCTGGTTCGCTGCCGTGCAGACGCCTGTCGCTGGCACGCCCAGCGCGTTCAGCCTCACTCCAGTTCCCGCCGATGGCGCGACCGGAGTTGTGGTCTCTGCCAATCTCACCCTTACCTTCACCAACGCCCTGGCAGGCGGACGCGAAGCTGGTATCACGCTCATCAATCTCGATACCCAAGCACCGGTGGCAGTCGCTCGCACGATCAATGCGGCTCGCACCGTGGTTACGCTCAACCCGAGCAGCAACCTCGGCGCATCCACCGATTACGCCATCGTCGTCCACGACGTGGTCGATATCCACGGTCAGGCATTGACCGACGCGGTGTACAACTTCACCACGGCGTAAATTTTTCACAAGGTGACAGTCATCTCCAAGGTGACTGTCACCTGAATATGGAAGGTAGAAAAAATGTTACCCCCAATCAAACTAACCTTGTACGATGCAGATGACGTAGAGATTGCAACCTATGAACGAAGCAGAATTCCTTGGGGAATTCTGAAAAAAGCAATTGCTCTTCAAACCAAGGTCAAACAAGCTGAGACCAAAGAAGAAGCCAGGCAATGGTGGCAGATATGGAAAAAGAATGAGGAAACAAGCACCGAAGATGCTCAGATCCTTGCCATATCGCAATTTGTTGTCGAACTATTTGAAAAGAAGTTCACTGTCCGCCAATTGGAAGAAGGCGCTGATGTGTCAGAAGTTATGACCGTTTTCCGCACTGTGCTTGCTAGGGCAAATCATGCAGTCGGACAGGTAAACCCTCAGAAGCCGTCACCGCGTTAGAGGAAGACGACGAAGGCGACGGCGACTGGACGCTAGATTACGAGTATATGCTGGTTGAATTGTTTCGTTGGAGTATCAACGATATTGACGAGATGGACATCGAAAGTCTTTTACCTTTTTTTAGTCATTACCTGAAGATAAAAGGTAAAAGCGAAAATAAAGCACTTGTGCCAGGTGATCAAACGGATTTTGCATAAACCATTATGGGCGAAGCTGTAGAAAAACTCTCAGGCAAGCTAGGCGTAGACACCACCGATTTTAAGACGAATATCTCGGCGGCGAACCGTGAACTGCGCCTATTAGAGTCGGGCTTTCGGGCAAATGTATCCAGCCTGGGCGATTGGTCACGATCTGCCACGGGCATGGAGAGTCGTATCTCTACGCTCACTGGCAAGATCGAAGTACAAACTCTCAAGGTCGATGCCCTGCGCGAGAACTTCGAACGCATCAAAGAAGAGCAGGGCGAGAACAGTCGCGCTGCCAAGGAAGCCGAGATCGCTCTCAATAAAGAGACCGAAACCCTTGGCAAAATGGAAGCTGAGCTTTCCACATCTGAAGCGGCGTTACAGGAACTGAGCCAGGCGGAAGACGAAGCGGGTAACAGCGCAGATGAAGCCAGCGGCAAAGTGGATGGCTTCGGTTCCTCTATCGACATTATGGGCGGACTTGCAAAAGGTTCTGTAGCGCTAGTGCTCGGACTGGTCACTGCCGTGCTTGCTCTTACTGCAGGCATTGGTGGGCTGGTCTTCAGCACAGCCGATGCTTCTGCACAACTGGTAGATCTGTCTGCAAAGACGGGCATCTCCACGGAGCGCCTGCAAGAACTGAACTACGTTGGTGAGCAAGTAGGCACGTCGCAGGAAACGATCACTGGATCACTGGCACGGCTCGTCCGCACGATGGGCGGGGCGCAACAGCAGTATGCCGACTTCGCCGCCGACCAGGCTGAAGCTGTCGCCAAGGGCGAAGAGTTCGACGGCACACTGGGCGATAATGCCGCAGCATTCGAGACGCTCGGTGTCAAGATCACCGATGCCAATGGCAAACTGCGCGATAACGAAGCGGTCTTTGCCGACGTGCTCGATGCGTTGGGTGGCATAAACAATGAGGCAGAGCGTGATGCCCTTGCCATGTCCATCTTTGGCAAGAGTGCGCAGGAACTCAATCCGCTGATCAAGGCGGGTACAGAGGAAATGAAACGCCTCTCCGAAGAGGCGCGTGAAGTAGGCGCGGTCATGTCTGAAGAAGACGTGGCTGCCTTCGAAGCCTTCGACGATACGCTCGCATCACTCAAGGCAGGCTTGCAGGGCACGCTTGGCACATTGGTAAGCGCATTCCTGCCGGGCTTCCAATCCGTGTTCGACCAGGCGGGCGGCTACCTACGTGAGTTCGCCGATATCGTCAAAACCTCAGACGGTGACTTTGGCGCAATGGCAGATGGGCTGGGTGGCTTGCTTGGCAAGATCATCGGCGACGTCGCCAAACAGGCACCGCAGATGCTGCAGGCTGGGCTCGGCATTCTTCAGTCCATCATGGATTCCATCGTCGCTAATCTACCGACGCTCATCGATGCTGCGATTGGCATCATCACCATGCTGTTGGATTTCATCGTCGTGAACCTGCCGACGTTGATCACTGCAGGCTTGCAGATCCTGATCGCCCTGGTGCAGGGCATCACACAAGCCCTGCCGACGCTTATCCCTGCCGTGGTGCAGGCGCTGCTTACCATCGTGCAGACACTCATCGAGAACCTGCCAATGCTCATCGATGCTGCCTTGCAATTGATCTTGGCATTGGCTCAAGGGCTTATCGCTGCATTGCCAATCCTAATCCCTGCCATTCCTGTCATCGTGCAGGCACTTGTAGACGCTTTGATTCAGGCTCTACCTATGATCATCACGGCTTCATTGGAAATCACCAATGCTGTTGCGCTTGGCATTCTGCAAAACCTTCCCGTCCTACTCACTGCCGCAGTTGAGTTAATCAGGGTATTGGTGACGTATCTATACAGCGAAGGTCCCAAGATGCTTATGGACGTTGGCAAGCGCATCGTCGAAGGGATGTGGCAGGGCATCAAGGCGAACTTTGGTTGGCTGAAAGACAACTTCGTCAAAGAGATGATGGGTGTTCTAACTGCCGTCAAAAACGCAATGGGCATTCACTCTCCATCTGACCTTTGGGGCGACGAGATCGGTCAGTTCATTCCGCCTGGTATTGGAGAGGGCGTCGACGAAGCTATGCCTGCATTGCGCCGTCATTTGGCACTCTCAATGGTTGGCTTGGCGAAAGACGTCAGCAACACCGCAACCCCGCAACTGGGCATGCCAGGTATGGGCGGAGTTGGAGGCGGCTCTATGATCAACATCGGAGACATCATCATCAACATCCCTGGTACGACAGCCACACCGCAGCAGGTCGCCGTCGCGGCTCAAGATGGCGTACTCAAAGCGCTGCGCTCGAAGGGAGGCGGCTAATGTATCGCCTTGTTGGCTTTGGCTTTGTCAGCCTCGAGCACTACAACCAAGTGGATGCCATCGGCTCTGGCGTCACGCCCGTAGCGTATCAAGCTCTGCCAGAAGGCGGTGCTATTGATGGGTATGGGTCACAGCAAAAACACCCGGGTGCGGTCGAGCGAAGTTTCTCACGACGCTTGCGAGGTGGCACACAGGCAGAGCTCGAGCAAACCTTCTTTCAGTTGCTTGCCTTGCGTGGTAAACGGGATCGTTTGTATCGGCGCACTGCCTCTGGCGATATCCATTGGCAATATGCGCGGCTCGTAGAAGTCACAGCTACTCGCAGCTATGAGATCACCAAATACAACTTCATTCAAGATATCGAACTGCGCGTTGTCACCCAAGATCCATTCTGGCGTGGTGACTTTGGCGGCGCTTGGTATTTGGATGATGGCGAATACCTCGACACGGGTCTATCTTTTGATAGCGCACAAACGTACGCGCTTAGCAGCTCGCCGACAACCTTCACCATCAGTATTGGCACAGAGGCAGGGCGGGCGCCCATTCGTGCAATTCGCTTGCGTGTCACGGCAGGATCCGCTCCCATTACCAGCATCACGATCGCTCGCGCTGGTGGAGAGTCGCTTACCTTTGGCGGCACGATCGCAATAGGCAACGAGATGATCATCGACACCGGCACGATGCAAGTCACCAATGACGGTGTCGATGCCTACGACGACCTGACCCTTTCGCCGACGGCAGACATGGCAGCCTGGCTCGCCTTTGAAACAGGCGACAACCCGATCACTGTCACCTTCAGCGGGGGCGGCACTGGCTCCACGATCGACTTCACATACTACGAGGCGTGGTACTAATGCAGATCCGCAACTTTTGGGTTGATATCGAAGACAGCTCTGGCACTCGCCTGGGGCGCGGACCCTTGCGTGCCTCCACCTTTCGCCACAATGCGCAGCTCTCTGCCAGTGGTGATTTCTCGTTCGTGGTCTCCGGGGCAGATCCGAATCTTTCGGCGCTGAGCGAGAAACGCGTGGCCGTCTGCAAGTACATCGACCGCAGTGGTGCCTTGCAAACTTTTGGCAGCGGCGTAATCGACAAGATCACACGCGTGATTGAATCCGATGGCAGGTTGGTTGTGACCGTCTCAGGCAATGACCTGGTGCGCGAGTTGACCAATCGTAACGTCGGTTCGCTCGACCTCTCCGGAGGTGGTGCAGGCGTCAGCGATGCACCCGACCAAATCATGGCATTCGCACCGGCAGGCTGGTCGATCAACGATGGTACGACTCTGACCAACGTCTACGCAGGCTACGATGGCGAGACGGTGCTGAGCGCCTTGATCGGCGCAGGCGACCCGATCGGCGAGCATTGGCGACTGGGCAGTGGGCGCGTCATCGACTGGCTGGGACCCGCATCGAGCTTTGCGGCATCGGGCGTGCGGGCCGTGCAGCACGTCAACGACCCTGTTGCTGCAGAAACAGCCGACACCATCGCGCTGATCACCTCCTTCGAAGAGGTCAGTGACGCGGCAGACTTGCTCTCGCGGGTGATCCCACGCGGAGCGGGCAACGGCGGCGCGGTGCTGACCCTGGCTGCGGTCACCGATTCCGCGCCGGTGGGCTACACCTTGAACGCTGCGCAGAATTATGTCAAACGCGATGCCAGCGAAGTCACCTATGATCGCATCGAGCGTGTGTTGGATTTCAAGAACATTGGACCGCTCTCGAACACCACGGCAGATATCCAGGCGGCTGCCAATATGCTCCTGCAGGCATCGGTGGAGCATTTGCGCAAGCATGGCGTGCCGCAAAAGTTTTATCGGGTGGGGCTTGCCAAGGTCGGGCAGATGCTGCAACCTGGCACGACCCTGCGCACGGTTTATCGCAGCCTGGTCGAAGGCGCGGTCGTGTACGACGTCGACGATACCTTCATCATCCTAGAGGCTACACGCGAGATCACAGAAACCGGCATCGCCACAACGTCGGTCTTGATCTCGACCATTGACCGCATGCCCATCAGCGATTCGGATTATCTGGCACGTCAGGCAATGGGCGCAAGGATCCTCTCAGCGCATCAGCAACTGGGCGCGAGTGTGGATACATTCACGTATCGCGATGAAATGGACGATGCCAAAGACGCCTCATTCCGTTTTTGGTTGGGCGATGAGTACACCTCTATTCAGCGAGCAGTGATGCGCTTCCGCATTCAACCGTTGCGCAGCACCGTCAAAAGCGTGGCAGGCTCGAGCACAACCACGTCCAGCGGTGGCGGGTCAACCGAAACTAGCTCAAGCGGTGGTGGGCAAACGGCAACTGGTGGAAGTCATCTGCATAATACAGAGATTTTAAACTTGCCGCCAAATGTCACAGATATTGGTTGGGCAAAGAGTGGAGGGTTTGTCACACTAGTATCTAATGGCGGAGTTTCTGCTGGCGCAATATTTCAAGTTGGCGTAAATAGCAGCCATAATCATACGATCTCAGCCCACACACATGATGTCGAAATACCAGATCACACGCACGACCTGACGCCCAATATCTCAATGGAATACGGCATCTTCGAGGAAAGCGGAGCTAACACCCTGGTGCTGGCTAATCTTGTCATCAAGTTAAATGGTGGGGCAGACCTGAACGCCAGTGTGGATGATATTGGGAACGGCTGGTACGAATTGGATATCACCACCGACCTGGTAGACGCGGTCTTTCGACCGACGCAAGAAAATAATGAGATCGTCATCTCGACCGCAACAGCTAAGACCGCTCGCATCGAAGCCCAGATCACGATCCGTGGCGTGGTGCAGGCTGTAGCGTATTCATAAAGGAGAGTTTATCTATGACATCAAATCATCACACCCCGATCCCATCATCGCCAAAACAACCGGCAAACGCAGCGACCATCAATGGTCCGCTCAGCGAGTTGGATGAAGTTATTACCGATCACGAGACTAGAATCGGAGAACTCGAAAGCGAGTTCCCTCCGGCATCTGGCAATGCCACCGAATACCTTAACGGCGATGGGGAATGGACAGTCCCTGCAGGGACCGGTGCCAGTGTAGACGGTCACCTTATCAAAGACGAAGGTGTTTCACTGCCTCAGCGTGCGTCGATTGATTTTGTCGGTGCGGGTGTGACTGTCACCAACGAGGCAGGCGGGACACAGGTCTCCATCCCTGGCGGTGGGCATACCATCGAGGATGAAGGCACACCCGTAACTCAGCGCAGCTCGCTTAATTTCACGGGCGCAGGCGTAACGGTTACAGACAATGGCGGCAAGACGAAAGTTGATATCCCAGGCGGAGTGACAGATCATGGCGCATTGAGTGGTCTTGGTGACGATGACCATACTCAATACCACAACGATACCCGCGGCGATGCTCGTTATCCACGCAAGTATGCGGGCAAAACAACTGCGCCGACTGTCAACGATGATAGCGGAGATGGATACGCTGTTGGGGATCGGTGGTTGGATGAAACCAACGACAAAGAATATGTCGCTCTCGATGTCACTCTTGGTGCTGCGGTTTGGGTAGAAACTACAAGCGCGGGTAGTGGGGGAGATTGGGCTAGTGACACTGCAGCTTGGACGCGTACAGGGAACCACACATTT